TACCAATCGGAATACGGCGAGGTGCTTTGGTTGTAGGAGATGTAAATGTCGCACCTTCTGCCGTAGTTAAAGCAATCGCATTATGTCCAAAGGCTATCGACCACTGAATAGTTGATGGGGTTGTGGCTACTGCTGCACCGATATTAACTGAGCTAATTTTCACGCCCGTAATTATCATTGTACGAGGTGTTTGGTTTACGCCACCAACAGGATTTAGATAAGCTGTTACCTGTCCATCAACACCTGGAACGGTAGCTGTGATACCAACCTGACCACCTAGCCCAGCTACAAGTGAAGTAGCTTGCGCTAATGCTGCACCCGTAACAGTAGTTGCTGCTGTTGCATTTGGAAGAGTAGCCGTTGTGCCCATCGTTCCACCATCTTGACCTTGGTAGATAGATAACCCCATCGCATTTTGCTGAACTGAATACGGCTTGTTTAGGTTTAGATCATTTTGATCCACGTGGGCATCACTAATACGCATCAGGCAAGGCGTACCGGTTACTGTTCCAGTGTTACGAACTTGAAAAGTAAGTGGCAGTGATGTAGTTAAGAAAGGCTGCGAGTTACCTGCTGGAACTGGAATCTCACCAGCTAATACGCCACCATACCAATACTCAACTACACCCTCTGATACAATCATTTTAATGACTTTATTGGTAGCGAGAGGAATACTTGCAGCTGCAACTAATGTTCCAGACTGGGTAACTGTACCGTTATAGTTCATCACCCCGATTAAACCTGCTGAGGTTAGCTGAAACCAAATACCATCAGCTGGCGCAGTTGGAGCAGCACCCGTTGCTGTGAGGAAAAAATTACCTATCTCAAATACTTGGTTACCAACTGGTGTTGCGGATATATTGATTGTGATTTCACCATGCTGGCTGGCGTTACCTCTTAATGGGAATGAACGCCAAGTTGACAATGCGCAAGCTGCTTGCGTTGTTAGAACTGAGCCTGAGTTTAATGTTAGGAAACCCGATGCGCTAGTTGCTGCCATCGTGGTTGTACCTGCACTAAACCGCCATATAGCGGTATTCTGAGCTGTAGCATTAAATGAATAATCAAACATCGGTGTATCCATACCTACATTTAACCGAGAATCTTCACTCACTAGTGGAGATTTTCTATAGGGTGTTCCTGTCAATGTGCCAGCATCATTTTCAAATATGCAGGCATTGTATCCAGCATTTACTAAGGTCTGAGAACCCCCCGTAGTACGTAGTTCATTAGCCGTATTTACTTCAGCTACATTACCACTTGTATTCCCCTCGATTCTAAAACCTGCCATGATATGCTCCTTTAGTCAGCCCAGACGAACCGAGCTTGAATTGTTCCCGTTAATCGCGCCATGCTAGCCGCTTGTGCTGTAAATCCCGTTCCCGCAGTTACCGTGATCGGAGTTAAGGATAATCCTAGCAATGGCAAAATTGCATGCTCGTAAGCGTTATGGGTAGCTGTACTATCCGTTCCCATTAAGTAAATCTCAACCTTACTCGCTGCACCGATTGAAGTCTGCCCTGTAACCGCAGCAGTAACAACGTTAGTACCTGCACCGCTGCCAAAGTTAAATGTAACAGTACCTTGACCAGTAGCCATTACGGATTACCTGCTGTAACCGCCCAGCTAGTCACGCTCAATGTCAAACCAATACTAATCGTAGTCGTGTTGATGATGACCTCAGTAGCCGCTGTACCTACACTCAAATCAGCGACAAATGTCCCACCTGAAGTAGTTAGTCTAGCCCAAGTCGTTGGGCCTGCTGCCGTTCCCGTTGTGTTAGCTGGTAGGGTAGGGCTAAGCACCCCAGCCGCCGCACCTGCTGCAAATGGTGTTCCACAAATAAACGTAGCAAGTAAGTTAGTCGCAGCTCCACCCGTAGCAGGGCGAGTACCATCATAGAGTTTGAGCAATCCAGCATTACCAACTGCTGTTGTGATTGCATCTATGGTTGCATTGCGTAGTGTTGTTGAATAGCCTGCCATACATTACCCCATTCTTCCCATTGTTCTAAACCATAGTCTAGGCAAATTATTTATAACCTATTGAAAAACTGCGCTACCGAACTAGCCATATCAACATATCCTACGTTATTTGGGTGAACAGTATCACCCATGTATCCAGCAGTATTAGCTGTTGTATAATCACCATTTCGCTGACCTAAATCAACTAAAGCTAATTTGTATGTTGAAGCAAGCTGATAATAAGCATTGGTTATAACCTGCCACTTATCGGATGTAACTGTCGCTGTGCTAGGTGTGGGAGGTACTATCAAAAGTATATCGGTACTCGCTGCTTGTAGTGCAGTAATAATTGCAGACATAGTTGTATAAAATGTAGATTGAAAACCTTGAGCAGCATCATTTATTCCTAAGCTGATTACTGCTAATGGTGAAATTAAGGTACTAGATGCCGAGCTAATAGCACTAAGCGATGAGTAATTTGCACTTGTGATATTAAATGATCCAGAAGTAACACCATTCTGCCCACAGTTTAACAAGCTCACTTCTTTTGTCGCAGCATTATAAACGTGCCAACCTAAAATAAATGATGCGGCAGATGTTGTTAGAGCAATTTTCCATACGGATGTTCCTGCACATGTAAAGGTTGTTTTCATAACATGTTGATCACTACCAGCGGCAGGGCTTGTAACTGGTGAACTAGCTGTTGCACCAGCCGCACCACCAGTTACAGTAAATGTACTTGAACCAGCAAAATTTAACCAATATAAATCAAGTGTATCTGTTACTCCTGTTGGAGTGTAGGTTAAAGCAGCCGTTGCATTACTACTTGCTGTAAACATCTGACCACCAACACCCCCAGCTTGTACACTCCATCCAGCAGGTACAGTGGTTAATTTAGTGTCATATCCAGATGCACCTGCAACCCCTACCCATGTACCTAATCCCTTATCTCCCATGATATTCTGCCAACCAGTAGGAATACCCTGAGCTGTTAATTGGGTAGCAAGTTGATGCACCCATGAGTTAGATACCTCATTTATTGTCGTAGAGCCATTATTGCCAGCAGTTGTGCTATCACCCAAACATAAAACCTGCATATTACTTAATCCAGCCTTTACGTTAGCCAGTGCTTTTCGTGCGTTTTTATAGTTTGCAGGGTTGAGATTAAATACCCCGCTAATATCAATCGGTATGGATGCAGTTCCACCAGGCGAAACTAACCCAGTCACATTACCAGATGAATCAGTCTGAAATGCTGCTAACTGTTGCTGGGTATTATTTGAGCTAGTAGGTGCTAGATAATTACTATCAAGTGTTCTAGCGTAGGTAGCATTGACTGCAGTTGCTATGCGTTGGCGTACTAAATTAACCTCAGTATCTTGAGGTAATGTAACTCCCTGACCAGCTACATAGTTAGCATAATTTATAATGAATTGAATAGTCATATTATTCTCCCATATCCTCAATCATCCCCTCATACATTCCACCTGAAGGGGCTTTCATGCTTATCTTTCGGCGTAGTATCTTGGGTAATGGCTTTTCTTCAGCTAAATCAGCATTCACGTCCGCTGTGAGTTTGGGATTATACTTACCCGCCTTCTGCATCTCAACATACGCTTGCAATTCTGCAATATCTTCCTTGGCTTCATTATCAAGTTTCGCTTTCTCAAGTGCTAGATGTGCATCCAATATAGCCTGTTCACGCTTTAATTCATTTTCTCTAGTCAATCGTTCCATAACTAGGTGAGCATCAAGCAAAGCCTGATCTTCACGCATCTTTTGCTCTTCAATAGCCATCTGCCTGCGCTCTTCAATGTCACGCATCGACTTCTCATGCTGTAATTGAGCATCCATCGAAGCCATCTGCAACTTAGCCTGTATCTCGGATTGTGATTTAGCTTGTCCACTCTCGGCAACTTGTAGCTTTTGTTGGGCTTCTTGCAAAGCTTGTTGAATCATCATTATTTGTTGTTGAGCTTGCTGCATTTGTGAGCTTAACTCAACTACTTGCTGTTCAGCCCCACCTTTAGCATCTTGCAGGTTAGGTGGAAGGGTCTTTTTAATCCTATCAGCCAATTGTTCTGCCATAGGGAAATCCTGCGCGCGCATAATTAAATCACCTGCAATCTGCATCAATGCAGGGTTACGCCCAGCTAACTCATTGAGAGCCGCTGCACCTTCTTGACGTTGTGTCTGGAATGATGGCCCTGTATCAATAACCACATCATATTGTCCTACAGTTGGATTGAATATCTTTTGAATATCCTCTTGACCAATATCCTGCTCAGAATACGGTTGCGGATGCTGTGGATCAAGTACCGCCTGTTGTTGCTGACCATCCAAACCAAGAATACGAACAACGCGCTTAGTGTCATAAACCTTTTGAATAAGATCAATAAGCACTTTAGCTTCATATCGTAATCCACGTGCTAAGTTATCAGGGAAGTGGAATGTTGCGATTTCTCCCTGTTGTTTCAGGCGTTGAATACCAATCCCAGATGATGCTTCTGACTTAATACCAAAGTTACTATTTTGTTGACCCGATGCACCGCGCATTTCTTCTGTTGACAACTGCAATAATTGGACTTGAGCCGCTGGCATAACAGCAGGTTGTTGACGCTGGGGGATAGGTAATGGCTCACCAGCTTCATTATGTGCATTAAACGGTAGATAGGCGCGATTCTCAAGGTTAGCAGCCCCCCAAATACTCTCAAATCCCTCAATGGCTTCAGCCGCTGCCATATAAGGCACTTTGTTCTGTAACGCGAGTGTCTGGACTGTTTCGCTGTATGAGTAATTGACCATCCGAGCAGGGTCTTTAAGATCCCTGACAATACCCTTACGGACTATATCGCCATTTACATTCAGCTCTTTACCCACCACCGAGATGATAGGCAGATACATTCCAGGCCAATCCTTCTCATCTACTGGCGTATCACTGCCACCAACTAACTTGCACCACTTCCAAGTTCTGCGCTGGGTAGCACGTTCTTTGACAATATGTGCTGTTTGTCCTGAAACATGAATAAGCGTATCACCCGAACGGGTTACGCCTTCGCCTAGCTTACTTTCAAGGATAGCTGTACCATCATCAAGCAACAAAGCCTTGTCATCAACATATACACAGTAGAAGTATTCAGCCTGACGGAAGGTATCTTCATTAACCCATCCCATCTTATCAACTGTCCAGCTCGTAGGGTCGATACCTGGATGCTCACGCTTGAATGTTTCCTTGTTTATATCCTCAAATATAAATCCCCACTCGGCATCACTCTTATCGAGTTCTTTTGCATCATGGTCAATCAGGACTAATTGAGGGTTAGGGCAGGCTTTAATCTTGATGACTTGATTGAATGAGCTATCACTCTCATATTCAGTGATAATCCTCCAAAACCCCTCACCGCCAATAATACCGTGTTCAGCCGCAACATCGTGCGCGTCATCAGCAGCACTAGAGGTTTGAATGTTTCGGATTAGTCCTGCTAGAATTTCAGCTGTCTTTTTATCTGCATAATCATCAACAGGAAGAACGCGACATGATGGCCTGTTCTGGCGTATCTGATTGACGATTTGATTGCAATGCTGGGCAGTAAGATTAACCGTAAGGCATACGCGCTTGTCGAATTGGCGTTGCTTTCTGACTTCATCTGGCCATTGCCATCCGTTATCAGAATCACCTAGAGCGAATCGCGTATCTTCTATTGCTTGAGTCCGCGAAGTCTTATTCAGCTTCACAGCACGTGAGAATCGATCTCTCGCTTCATCAATGATGCTCTCGGTCTTTTCTTCATCTGCCATATAAAAACCTTTCGATGTTTCACAACATTGGAAAGCGTAACTTGATTACGAATTCGGTACTCTCACTAATAGCATATCATCTTTTGATGATATTGTGTTAAATTTGAAGCGTGAATAATAGTCTTTTAATCTTTGGTTATCAGCCATTAAGAGTAAGTAAGTGCCAGTCTGATCTGCTTGAAAGCAAACATCACTCAGCAGGTTTGAACCTTCACCTCTTCCCCTGAATTCCTCAGGAACATTGAACTCGCTTAATTCACGCAAGAAGCCACGCTGGTTTGGCTTGGTAATCTGTGAGTAACCAATATGTATTGATGCGTTTCCTAGCTGAACAGTACCTGTTTTCATTTTTACCTACTAGATGTAGTGTTTAAGTGTATATAAACCCGTGTTTTTCGCAACTAACCACTAGATGTAGTGTTAAGACATCCATCCTTGACTATGATTATATCCTTGATGCGCTTCTATCTTAGGTCTTTTCTTCGGTGCGCGGATAAACTCCATGCCTCTGCCAAACAAACTCATCACGTCCACCGCATCATCATGTTTTCCAGCAGGGAAGCGTAACATTTGACTAATTAGCCTATCCTTCCATAGTGCATTTTTAGGAAAGAATACCTTACCCATGCTTGCCAATGCTTGAATAGGTCTAGCTCTACTAGGCTTGTCACTAATTGATGCCATCCATTCAATACGACAATAGGCTTCACGCTCCTGCATCCTTCGCATCATATACGGCTCAATAGCTCGTTTAATCACACCAGCTTCACCAAACCAACAATGAGGGCTGTGCTTTAGGATTAAGTCGCATTTCGCATCAATCCACACGTCAGACGTTGTTTGACCTGACCACCAGTCCACCACGTAAACGTTATTGCTACCGTCAACACCAACAACGCCATGCTCGGTAAAGTCACCATCACCATCCGTAACAGCATAGTCGCTTGCGCCATACATTCTCAGATTATCAGGTAACTCGTCATATTCTCCGAACCATGCAGCCTTGAAGTAATCACCATCATCAGGGATAGGGTTTTGCTGATATAACGCATTCCAATCACGCGCAGGCAATACGCTCTTAATCTGTTCTAGCCGCTCAGATGGATACCATTGTGGCCACAAAGGATTTCCCTTGCTATCAATAGCTGGAAGGCTTAGTAGTTCCCACTTATCCCCACCACTATCCTGCTCAACTAATAACTTGCCGCTAAGATCATCGTCATGCCAACGAGTATTGATAACCACGATAGCACCACCAGGCATAAGGCGAGTATAGGCCGTTGACGTATACCAATCCCATACTCGTTGTCTAGTAATCTCTGAATCGGCTTCTTGGCGGTCTTTGAAGGGATCGTCAATGAGTAAAATATCAGCACCCCTGCCAGTAATAGCAGTCCCAACCCCAGCAGCAACATACATTCCTCCTTTATCAGTGTGCCAACGATTAGCAGCTTTGCTATCAGGGCTGAGTTCAGTCTTAAACAGTTTGTTGAACTCTGGACTATTAACGATGTTACGGACTTCACGCCCGAAGTCATTAGCCAAGTCTGAATTATACGATGCAGCAATGATCTGTTTGTTGTCGTTCCTGCCAATGTACCAGCTAGGGAAACGTCTTGATGCTAGTTCACTCTTACCATGTCTGGGTGGCATGGTAATCATTAGCCGCTTAATCTCACCACGCTCAACAGCTTCCAGCTTGTCAGCTATCAAACGATGATGCTCAGCCGCTTGGTAGGTTGGATTAGTGTATTGGGTAAACTCCAGCAATGAGTTACGCGCTACCCTACGCTTTAACAGCTCACTCGCTGCTATTGATGGCGTTAGCTGCAATGGTTGCGAGTTCGTCATCTGTCAATTCTTCTGCCCGTTTATGGATTGTTAGCTCACCTGCGAACTCAACACCTTGAATGCTCTTACCGTCTAATCTATCAGCAAGCTCTTTAATAGCCCACGGTGTTCCATCTGCAGCTAGGTCAATCAGCTTCTCAGCAGCCAATCTAACCCTTAGCCCATCATCTGATTTAATAGCAACTCGCAAGGCATCATTCCACACTTTGCCCTTGTGGTTATCGTTGCCTAATTGTCCGCCTTTAGTAGCCATTACTATTCTTGTAATAAACAAGGACTGTTTTATTTTTTGGGGCAGTTTCAATTGGTTGCCATTCCATTATATTTTCTCCTTAGTTATTCGGCAGGCTGGGGGGCGGTAGATTTACATCAGCTGCACTTTAATAGGTTTATTCCTTAATCTTTGCTTTGTAGAGTGCGATTATGCTTTTACACTCCTCTATTGTGTAGTTTTTTGGCTCATGCTTGCTTTCAAGCCACTCTACATCTTTAATGCCAATCCTATCAATTAGGTTTAGCTTGTAAGATTGTGACACAGTATGATTCTTTTTTGCATAATTTCCAGAACCACCATTGCACCTTTTACATTGTTTGTATGCGTTTTTTTCCTCGAACCTTAACTCTGGATGACTTCCAACGCTTAGAAAATGTCCACAATCCCACTTCCCACCTACAAATACATCTTTAATTTCGCTATCTGTTCGCAGGCAACTAATACAAGGTTCGTCCTTATCGCGTAGCCGTATAAACTTGTTAAACAATGGTTGAGCTAACTTTATGTAATCCCTTGCTGTTAGCTGCTCTTTCCTTCCTTCATTATACGCTTTCCTTGCTTTCTTTGCTTGATTTAATCGACCTACTATCAAGCTGCAAGCCATTCCGCAGGCTGTTTGCAGTGGTCTGGATGGCGTGTATTTTACGCCGCATCCTTTGCAGGTGCGCTGCTTGAGTGGTTTATTCATTTTTACTAACCTAAATACATGCACAGTGTTTCAATTACCCAAGGATCAATATAATTATGGATGATGATTGTAGTTATTACCAAAAAAAACACTATAGTAATCAATTTACCAAGCCATCCATAAAAATATGCGTTTTCCCAATACTCAAAGTCTCGCTTCATCTTACTCTTCTATCATCGCCATTGCCATAGTTTCAACCTGCTGTTCTGTCATGCCCTTAAAATAATTGAGGGCGATGTATTTGCAAAACTGCCCGACTATCTCGTGAAATCTCTCCTCCGTCATGCTCTCAAAAGCCATTGATTGAGGGATTCGCTGTTCTACCATGCCTATCTGAGGGAATTTAAGCATGATGTGATCGCATCCAATATCACCCTCTATTTGCAACCTTTTCAAAACTGAATGGCTATCACTATGAGCAAAGTCCTCGATATTCTCAACGCATAGTTGTCCGATAGCATGAGCCAACCGATTAAACTTTGGATTACGCGCGCGGTTGATAGTTGCAAATACCACCTCACCTACCTTATACCCTCGGCTTCGGAGCTTTTCAGTAGTCCAATTGTCAGCAGGGAAGAAACAACCATTCCCGACTTTCAATGCTAGCTTTTCAGTCTTTGCCATATATCCTCAATTCTTGCGGGGTTAGCAGATTCAAGCCCCCGCTTACTTGTTTTCAGATAGCTAGCGAATCATTATATAAACTCTAGCCTCACATCTGCAATATGTTATTTATGCTGCGAATAAGTCCATTGTGCGACTTTTACTCTCATGCAAATTCCGTGATGCAATATCGAAGTAGCTCTTTTTAAGCTCTGCCCCTACAAACCTCCTATCCATCTTCAACGAAACAACTCCTTCGCTACCAATTCCAGTAAACGGGCTAAAAACCAAATCGCCAGGATTACTCCACAATTCAATAGATCTTTCAATAACCCCCAGCTGTAACGGGCAGATGTGACGCTCCTCATCCTTTTCTTTTGCCAACTTGTAATTAAGTACGTCAGTTTGATCTACATCAAACCATACTGGACTTGCATAACGCTGCCAGACTGCAATGCTGTATAGTCTTTCGCGCTCTTTTGCATCTCTAGCACGAGATATGTCTTTTTGTGCAGGCTGTTGACAAGTTGAACCGACATAATCAAAAAAACGTTCGCCATTCCTAGTGACTGAATCCCAATTTTCCTCATTATCCCACTTACGCATCACAATCATATAATCTGCCATTCCTTGCCGACTTGCCGAACTATCCTTGCAAAGCTGCTTATAAAGTAAGCCGTGATTCTTTGTGCGCTGCATCTCAATTACTGGGTCTTTCCAGATCGTTACTCTGGAATGGTATTGCCATCCTTTAGATTCATACATCTTGATTATTTCGCCAGGGAAATCACGCAAGCCAGCCGCACCGTCGCGGCCTTTGTACATTGGCAAGTCTTTACAGTGAATAGCCGTCAAACGTCCAGGCTTTGTAATTCTGTGCAACTCTTCTGCTAGGTAGCTGTAGTGTTCCATAAATTGCCCATCATCTGAGCTATTCCCCATATCAAAGTCAGAATCAGAGTAAATATACAGATTTGAAAATGGCGGAGAGTACACACTAAATCCGATTGAATCGCTTTCTATCAGCTTTGCAACATGAACACAGTCGCCGTGATGTAGTTCCCAATTCTCACCGTTTAGTTTTCCAAAGTACGGATTATTATTTTCCAATTTAACTCTCCTATGTGCTTCACTAATTGATTTAGTCATCTCTGACTTCATTGTTTTATGAGCTAGCTCTTTGTCTTTTATAATCGACAAAATAGATCTCTCTGAATCAGCTGCCATGACATAACAGTCGACTTCTTTCTTTTGCCCGAAACGCCAACACCGCCGAATAGCCTGATAATAATCCTCATAACTATATGAAAGTCCGACAAATGCCATTTTATGACAGTGTTGAAAATTCATTCCCATTCCAAGCATGGAAGGTTTTCCGATTAAAATTCGAATACTGCCATCAATAAAACCCTTTACGGATGATTCTTTTTTCTCATCTGAATCTGAACCGCGAATATCAACAGCACCACTAATTAGTTTTTTTAACTCGTCCGATTCGTAGTTTGTGTTGCACCAAACCAACCAAGATTCTTTACTTTCATTGACTAATTTAGCAACTTCTAACGCCCTGCGCACAATTGTTATTCGACCTTCTTTATGGATTGAAGTCGCATTTATCGTTATATTTCTAAATAGTTCTCCTTCAGTAGGTGGCAATCCATCTGTACTAACCTCAACAAATTCCTGGTTGAGATTCGGCAAAATATACTTACTTCCATCAAAACCCATATCTGCTGGACTAGATAGGCAGATTGACCACATTGCACACCAATCCCAAAACGCACCAGCGGCATGAGGTTTCAACTTATAAGATCCCGCCTCCATTGTGTCATTTTGAAAAAAGCGCATTATCATTTCATTGCTTGGCATTACGCCTAAGAACTCGCAATGATTGCCTAGCTCCAAGTAGTCATTTGGTGATGGTGTAGCAGTACAGGCAAGTCTAAAATTCAACGATTGACTCGATTCAATAATCTCCCGCTTAGTTTTTCCCATGTAGCTTTTCAGGATTGAGCTTTCATCTAAAACTATTCCGACGAACGATGAAACATCAAATTTGTGTAGCTTTTCGTAATTGGTGATGTTAATTCCAGACTTAACCTCATCTTGTGAATGAGCGTAGTTTATTTTAATGCCGAATTTTTCGCCTTCGTCTATGGTCTGAGACGCAACACACAGCGGCGCGAGTATTAACACATTCCCGCCAGTATGCTTTGCAACTTCATCGGCCCATGAGCATTGCATGAGTGTTTTTCCTAGTCCTGTATCGGCAAATATAGCAGCACGTCCACGTTTCAATGCCCAATTAACAATCACGCGCTGAAAATCAAATAAGTTAGGATTGAGTGATTCTGCATCAACATCAAATCCAGATATGACAGGGGCGATTTTCTTTGATTCGATAAACTCCTGATAATCCATTTCAACTCCAAATAAAAAAGCCCTAGTCAAACCTCTCTAGCGTTTTAAGCTAGTTGACGGACACCGAGTAGGTGCAGAGGTTTGGCTAAGGCTTACTCTTAACGCCGTCAAGCGATGTAATGTAACTATAAGCTAGATTCGTATTCCTTGCAATCTGTTTTTTGCTTATTCCCTGCTTTATATTCTTCGTCTGTGCCAAAGCGTATGCGATGAACTAGACAGCCCCAAATTACGAAGTGTCCGCCATGCTCGGTTAGTATGCGTACACGACGATTAAGGCAGGTCTGGCAGATGGTCATTGGTAAGCGTAAATCACAAAAGCAAACACCACCAACGCCACACAGCAAGCAATCATCGGTAAAAAGAAATCAATCAACCATGCGTTACGTTCGCGATTATTCATGCTGTCCGATACCTCCGATATTGTCCTAAGCTGCGTTTTGCTGA